TTATATTTCTTCGCCATTTTTGCATCTGGAAGATCTACTGGCGGTGCCCATTGCATAGTATTGTCATTTGCCGCATAGTATGGAATACCTTTAATATCTGTAGGTTCCCATAGAGATAATCGAATGTCAATAACATGAGCATCCATATATTCACCAATTTGGTGAACAACATCTGATTTACCAATACCTGGAGGTCCCCAAATAAAGATCGGACGTTTCTTTTTCATGCTATGCATGATTCTAGTTTTTGCTTTGTTTGGACTTATAGTGCGAATTGCTACGTTTTCCATTTTGTACTCCTTTGTTTCAGTCAGTGCCTAATTTCTAACTATATATACAGTATAGCATCACTAGATACAAAGTCAACCTCAATGTTACCAAAATGTTTAGGATTGTCTTTTCATTGCTTTTACAAGCCCATATTTTCTTAAATCGCCGGCAAAAAGATGAAGTTCTAATGACTTCTTTTCGTCCGTTACAAAGATACTTGATTTGGATAAAAAATATGGGCAATTAATAAACTTGTCAAGGAATATTATAGTTTGAGTTGTAATTGGTTTGTCTTTTGGATACGGAACTTCGTAAAATCTCAAGTCTAACTTTTGAATCAAAAAATCAAAACCTGTAGGTGTAAGTCTTAATCCACCTTCTTTTTTGTCACGAGTGTTTTGCCACCATAATGGCATATATTCTTTAAGAGTAGCTTCTGTAATTGCTATTCCTGCCTGTTTAAGGAAAACTTTTGTGTATGTTTGTTTCAAGTTCATATAAAACACCATGGTAAAACTTTTTTACTATCTGTACCTCTTTTCTTGTCCATATCTAATAAGTACTCTTGCATTTTTGAATTTAAATCTTCGCTATACTTATATAGTTTACAATATTGGCGTATTTCTGAAAAACGTGTTTTCTTTTGTACTCTTTTTACAATTTTTGGTTTTAATGCATTAATAGATAATATATTTGGACTTGTCAAAAGATTTGCACTGATATGAGAACCAGGAAATGCTTTCCTTATGTTATCACAGTCAGGTAAATTTAATGCTTGTACAGTTAAACTTATAGCAGGTGGCTTATAACTTATTTGTTTGTACTTGTTAAAAATTTTATATTTCTCATCAAAATTACTAGGATATCTAATCAAGTTATCAACTTCTCCAACTCCGTCTACACTCATAGAAAATAAAAATACCCTAAATCTTTTTAGAATATTATATAAATTTTCATGTAGTATTGTACCGTTAGTCTGGATAACAATATTTGTATTTTCTCTATTGTACTCATGTGTGCTTAATCTGTCCAAAAATTTTATTGCTTTCTTCATATAAAAAGGCTCACCGCCTGCAATGTAAATGCGACTTGCAAAATTTTTTGTGTTCTCATATACATAATCCCAATCAAAACTCTGTCCTAATTCAGGTGATGATCCAAAATATTTGGCGTATAAATCTATATCCTCATTCCATTTACTAGAAAGTCCCGGATTACACATCAAGCATTTTAAGTTACAAGTATTTTCTGGTCTTAAATCCCAATCACGCAGATTATGATTAACATGTCCGTTTTTATCTACATCTATTGGATAATGCTCAAACCATTGTATACTACGTTGTCTTTTGCTTTCAACTCCAGCTTTTTCTTTTGTAAAACAGGTTGCACATTCTTGGGGTTTTTTTCCTGCTAACCACTTCTGTCTAAATCTCTGTATTTCGGGAAGGTTTTTTATATTTTCTATTTTATCGGTAAATCCGACATACTTTGCCCTGCAACATGGTGCAACATTAAATTTACCATCGCTTTTTTGAATATAAGCAGTTTGAAAGGCGTGCCAACAACTGTCTGTGTGATTAGCCATCAGAAACTTCTTCACCTGTTGTCAATTTTATTACTTTAAAATCTTGACAATCAAACATGTCATTTAGTTTTTCTGCTAAATTGTGTGCATGACCAGGATTAGAAAATGAAACTTTTTTATATTTAGGACCAGGGTAATTTGTTAAAGAATTTAAACTTTTTAAATTAAAAGGTTTATTTTTATAGAATACAGCCCATATAGCTTCTGCATCTAGAACTTGTTCTGCTCTATAGGTCTTTTTATCTATATATTCTAATAGTATTTTAGGTTTTGGTCTACTCATGTTATATACGTATCCTTAGTTATATACGTATATATTTATCTTTTTTTACCAGCCTTTGCCGCCATCAAGTTCAACTTGAATAGTCTCTTCTTGCTTAGGTTGAACCAAAATCTTTTCTAAATCGCCATTTAACCGTGCTAGTACTATGCCTAAAGTAAATGCTAAAGACTTTGCCTGTTGGATATCTAATGTTACATCTTTAGCTCTTCCAGCATCAGCACCTTTCACTTGTTTAAGGAATTGCTGTATAGGACCTGTATTGATAGGTTCATTTTGCATTTGCTTTTCCTAATGCTTCTCGCATTTCTATCTTAGTCTTAAACGGTCCTTGATACTGATATCTTTCTAAAGTAATTAATTTAGGACAAAAACTTTTTACCCATCCTTTTTCAAATTCAATACAATAAAAACCTGCACAATATAAACTTTTAGATTTTCTGCTTTTTGTAAAAAGTGGTAATTTGTTTTTAACATCATAGAGTGGATTGTGTGGAATAGTAGAAGTAGGATATCCATGTACTTCTTTTGTATCCACCTCTGTAATTTCCAATTTATTCCATTCTATTTTTTTGCCAATATCTTTCTCTACAAGATTTTCATTCTCAAAAAATCGTGTACCTTTTGAATCACTTAAAAGATATTTTTCATCAGACAAAGATAAAGTTGCAATTTTGGCCCCATTATCTTCTAAGATCCAAAATTTGCCGTCTATTACTTCTTTTGCTTTTACACCCATTATGTTTCTAACTCCTTTCTATATTTTTTTTGTTCATTTTTAATTTTTTCGACTACAGTATCATCAACACATGAAACCATGTGAGGTCTGTAATCGTTTCCAAACTCAGAATATAATTTTACTAAAATTTGTGTGCTATTTTGCATAGCATAGTTTTTACATTCATTTACAGTATTGAAAGTTGGTTCAGTGAAAACAAATGCCATTGGCGGTTCAAATCCTTGTGGTTGACCGTTCATTAATGCCATTAGTGCTACTATGTAAATTTTCATTTGTATCTTCCGTTCAATGGTTCCGCATATAACTGTGCCTGTTCACTAACACGTTGTAGATCCCATTTAGCACAGAACTTCATTAATTTCATTCCTACTTGAGTAACCTGCTTAGGATTTTCTATTGCATTTTCAACAGTGTCTTGTATTAGATGTCTAATATTCTCTGGTTGTGCAGATAAATCACAAAGTGTTACGTTTCGATTATAATCATCAAGTACACGATGTTCTTGTCCGTTATGATCAACCCAACGTTGTAGCATCATGTTATTCCAATTAAATCCTTTTGTATCTTTATCTGCAAATGCTTCTTGTAATCCTACTTTGTTTCTAGTACCTTTTGTTCTTACACCAGGATAAGCACTAAACACATTATCACTTGTATCGCCTCGCATACATTTTTCAAACAACATAAATGCAGGATTAGGCGCCGCCTTAGGCTCTCCTGTCTTCTTATCAAGCACGGGTTTCTTTTTCTTGTCATCAAAGTAACCTTCGTGTGTAATAATTGTATTGCTTACACCGTTGTATTGTTTTACATTAGGTGCTATAAGTTGTGCAAAGTCACCGTCAGTGCTAACAATAACATGATTGTCTTTTGGATGAGCTTGTATCCAACCAGCAATAAGATCATCTGCTTCAAGTTCAGGATGTTGCAAAACAGAACAATTTGTTTTTTCAGCAACAAACTGATTGAATAGATCAAATGTTTCCCAAAACAACTTATCTTCGTCTTGTTCTTTTTCAGTCAATGCAGATCTAGCTTCGCTTCTATTTCTTTTATAAGGCTCATAAAAGTCTTTACGCCAACTACGACCTTCTAAACAAAATACAACGTGACTGCCATCAAAATCGTTCCATGCTTTTTTTACACTGTTAAGTGAAATATGCAAAGCCATGCCGATCTTTGTAGTAAGGTCACCCCTTATCACATGTCTTGCACGGAAAAATGTATTTGCAGTATCTACTAATATATAAGTTTTCATTTTACATTCTCTGATATACAGGTTTTTGTCCTATTACATTTGGTATTTCTAAATCAGTTGTAATCTCAACTTCAGCACAAGATACATAATCTATTTGCATATTACCAAATTTTTCTTTACCATGTCCTAATAATCCGTTTAGCAATTTATCTTGGTAATCCTCATAAAATTGTAAACATTGATCATAACTTTGAAACTGTAATTGATAGCTATAAAGATTTTCTGTCTTGTCTGGATTGTCTATATAACTTAAAGTAGCTAAAAATATTATAGCAAAAAATTTCATTAACTCACCTCTGATTTGTCCTTGTCTATAGGGTTAACATTAATATAACCCATTTCGCGTTGTGTGTCAAGTCCCTGTTCGTCCAAAACCTGCATTGCGATTGTCCGAAACCAAGCATCGACTATCTGTTCGTTTGTCTCACCTGAATATCCTGCATCCATTAATTGTTCAATAAATTCATTGTTCCAATCTAGCTCAAAGAATCCATTCTTTATATTATCAGGATTCACTTGAGTATCCAGTACACCTACCCAAGGTTTACCATCTTTAGTAGCCTGCTCTTTTTCTTTTTGTAGAATATCTCTACGTTGTTCTTCATCAGACTTAGGTGTCTCTAAAATTTTAGGTTTTATACCTAAAGTAGTTTTTATTTTTTCCCAGTTCATAATGACTCCTTTATTTCGTTATATAAACTATTTGCTATTGCTTCATGTGCTTTTTCGCCTGGATGTTGGCGGTCTGAAGCAAGTGGATATTTTCCGCCTTGGTAATCCTGTATAGCAGTATCCAGAATCTCAACATCATGCCATTTGTATTGGCGTCTATCATCTCTACGTGCTAAAAAGTTAAATGTTTTTATATTCTTATCTTTTAAAAATCGATTTACATAATCCATTCTTGTATATGTGTCTATAGGAAAGTCTTCTGTGTGAGATAGATATTTAAAATAATTTTGAATAAATTTATCTTTTTTCCATCTATGCATTTGTTCTATCGCTATATGGTCACTTTGTTGTACAAAATAACAAGATCTATGAAAAAATGTCCATTGTATAATTACAAAATCATTTTCTTCAAAATCAAAATTTTGTATATGCCAGGTAATTTCTTTATTACTTGCACCAGTATGGCCATTATTATATAAATCACAGCCTATCAAACTAGATAATTTGTTTGGCCAGCTAAGACTACTAATCGTAATTCTAGGATGTACATCTTTCAATCCTATACCAGCAGTATAACTACAGCCAAATGTAACTAGTCTCATAGTATGCCTTTTCTCCTAAGTTCATCAAGTCCGTCTCCGCTCTTATCTTGTTCTTCATATGCCTCATGTTCCCCAGGCGTTTCCAAAGAGACTGATGTGTAGTCTTGGCGTGAACCTCCAACCTTTTTCCATACAGATATTAGCCACCTCTTGGACGTTAAGATTGTATTCTTCACTGCGACCACCCAACGGCATAAGATAGACTGGACAGTGTATGCCAGCGGCTTTATACTCTGCCACAGCTCTACCAGCTTCTTCGATGTCAGTTCTATCAGCAACAACAAACTTAAGATACATAATGCTACCACCCACATCAGCATAATCCCTAGCCACTTCAGGCTTGATAGCAGTTTCCCAAGGTTCTCCACTAACAGAGAGTTTTGGGGAACAACTCCAAGTGATTTCAAATCGGTCTTGATTCTGTAAATAATCCTTGAACTCTCTGTGAAGAAGTTGTGTAGTATTTGTTTCAAATGTAACATTTTTTAGATCTCCCATTTTAGGATGTTCAAATAATTCAATATATAGTCTTTGCCATCCAAGCAGAGGTTCTCCCCCTGTCATTATTAAATGTATATCTTGTCCATTATCTTGTGTCCATTTACCATTAGGCGTAAGCGATAACAAATGTTCAACTACTTCATCTACTTCTTTAAGCATGTTATAGTGTTTAAATTCAGGATAGATACTTGCATAAGTATCACAACCTGTATGTATAATGGGCAAGTCGTTAAATTCTTTTGTTGTTTCGTGTACTCCCTTATCAAGTAAGTCTTGCACTTCTTGATTGTGTTTTATGCCAGCCTTTTGTTTTTCATCTCGCATAGGCTCGCCACGATCTAATCCAAAGTTCAGGCAACGAAAGTTGCAACCGAAAGTACGTAGAAATACACTTGGTACTCCTACGAATCTTCCTTCTCCTTGTACAGAGTAAAATGCTTCAGAATATCTAAGTTTCATTACACAATCTCCTCAACTATTCCTAGCACTTCAGCTAAGAATAAAATACCTCCTGAGATCATCATTAGTAATCCGGCATCTGCTATAAAGATATCTGTGTAATTATTAGCAGACCACAAAATATATCCAGCATAACCTAACATAGTTGAAGCCGCAAATCTAAAAATACTTTTTACCATGCTTACTGCAAAGTGTCCAAGTCCTGGATCTTTACTTGCAGGAATAATAATTTTTTCTGGTATTGGCATATCTACTCCTACGATCCACAAGCAAATTCTTGTTGAAGTTTGACATTATCGATAAACTCTTTTTTTGTAGCAGGATCTTGTTTGAAAGCCCCACGTAGTACAGTAGTTTGTGTCAAACTGCTTTTTGCTCTAATGCCTCTGTTTTCACAACAACCATGTGTCGCTTGTACATATACACCTACGTGTTCACTGCCTGTTTCTTTTTGAATAGCATTTGCAATCATTACATTTAGTTCTTCTTGTAATGTTCCTCGCATAGCACACCACTGTGCAATTCTTGTGTACTTACTAAGTCCTAGTAGTTTAGGACCAGCAATGATACCAATGTATGCTACACCTTTAACAGTCTGGTGATGATGTGAACATAAACTTGTCAGTTCACTTCGTACAACCAACATACCTTCATAACCATTTTCAATATAGTTAGGAAAGCTACTTGGGTTAGGCATAGGATCGTATCTGCCTGACATAATCTCATTGATGTACATCTTAGCCATTCTACGTGCAGTATCTTGACTATTAGGATCTGTTTTTGTATCAATTAATAATGTCTGCAAAAC